TGATATATCGTGCTTTCTCAATTCTGAGAAAACTATAGAGCCATCAGTGCATTGGTATGCACTTATAGGATGATAGCAAGGCATGTGAGGTGCCTGGGGGCTTTTTTAGAGCCTCCAGCCTCCACTTTGTGGGGCTTTTTGCATATTTGCGGACTTTGTCCGCTTTGTGTTACGTCTAAAAGATTTAGCCGAACGACGTTTATTTACTGGTTTTCTATACATCATGTTTTTAACTCCTTTTTTAGGGTTTGGTGTCACCTAGCACAGTTACATCTAGTAAAGTAACTGTGCTACGGCTTAATCAGCCGCCTTTTCAGGGGTAGTTTTAGCCACTTCAACGACTTCGGCAGTGGCTTTATCGACCAATCCGAGTTCCTCGGCTTCTGGCCGATTATCTGAATTTTCCAAAAATTCAATTAATTGGGCTGGATCGTTACCGAACCTAGCCCGAATTTGGGCTGGTAAAGCCTCAAATTCATCTTGTACCGCGAGAACGCGGTTCATTGCGGTATGGTAATCACCAATACCGGTAAAATCGCCATAACGAGGCGATAATGGTTGTTCAGGCAATAAGCCTGTTATATTAAATTGACGAAGTATATTATTAATATCACATTCGTCTTTGAAATGCTGCTGAGCCAGGGATGGCTCCTCACAAGCCAAACCTGACTCATTTGTTGCAGCATCTCTATCATAGTTATATGGTGTACGTAGAAAAATAGCGTTTTTACTCATTTTTTACCTCCAGTATATTGTTGATATTTTTGTTTAGCCCAGTCTTTACCAGACTTGTAACTCTTTTCAATTGTTGAATCAATTGCTTCTTTGCCTTTACTAAACATTCGTTTAGTATCCCGATACCAAAAAGGATCGGGAGATGGTGCAATATTTTCTTGGACGTTTTTAGTTTGAGCAGTTGTTAATCTTTCAGAAGCACGTAAATTAGAAATTTCTTGTGTAATTTTAGTTAAAGCTTCTTCTAAATTCTTCTGTTGTTGTTGATTTAATTTAGTATTCTCAAGCGTATAACCAATATCGGCAGCAGTTTTTATCGTATCTGCCTCTGTTTTTATAGTTTGGGCAGTTGTGCCCTTTGTTGTAGCGTCTTTTAAATCTAAATCCGCATTATTCATAGCCATTGTCTGATAACCAGCTAATGCTGATTGTATTGCATTACCTACTTTAGCTGTGGACACCTGCCCCATAGCACCAGATGGGGTACCCGCTCCACCTTGGGAATAAGCTAACATTGGACTTAACCCAGCTTTTTTCATATCTTCAACAGCAGTCTGATATTGCGTTCTTCGCATACGCTCTTGAAAATCCATTTGATTTTGGGCTTGCTGAGCGCTTGCTTGATTAGCAGCGCTAGCAATATCCCAATTCTTTTGATTCGTTTGCTGTTGACCTAAATAACTTAAAGCAGCAGCACCAATTGCTATAGCAGGTAACATATTAAAAATGATCAATTAAGCCAGGTACGCTGTACATTGGCATTGGACGTGCTTTTTTACAATCAAAAAAGCTGTCAAAAATAAATTGTTGTCCGTTAGCCGCTGCACCTACCGCAACAACACGACTCACAGGTGGCGTGTCTTGTATAAACGTAGTATTTAACGTAGGTGTAGTAGTGAACTTTTGGGCAAGATGCCAGGCATCAATAGTTCCAGCAGCAGTAGAACGGAACAAACTTGAAATCCTGCTAGGATAATATCTGTATTCTGCCCAGCGTTCTTGATAGCCAAATACATCATTATCCCCAGAAGTACCTGTAACATAAATTTCCTTATTGAGAACGGCTTGCTCGCCTAACGTTGCAAAAGCTGGGAAATAAAAATCGTATCGTGTTGATCTACTCCACATACGAGCAAGTCCTTGCTGGTATGTAAGATCAGCACGTACTGCAACTAATCCAATAATTACACCATGTTCAGTAGATGAGTAAGTAAAGCCATGATTATGAGCCAAGGCAGTACCCATAGCAGCAAGTGTGCCCATAGGGGTAGTAGTTCCACTAGCATTAGTACCCGACGTCTGAGCGATCGGATTAATATTAATATTGGTTGATCCACCCCCGATGTACTCGGGACGCTGTAAGCGAGCATCAGGAGAAATAACGCCAAAATGTGAGCGTATAATTTCAGTATAACGAGTACCGCCACGAGCATCACGTTCAAGCAATTTTTGAATTTGGAAAGACTGACGTAATTGGTTAATTGTCGCAGCAGTAGCAGTGGATAAGTCAGCATACAAAGTCCCATTCGGATCAATAGAAATATTGTCAAAAGCAGCAGTTTGAAATATAGAAGGTGATCCAGCACTAGTCTTAATTGCTGAATTTAAAGTAACATCCGAATTTGTACCAGCAATTTTTAAAGTGGTATAAGTTGCGTTATTAGAACGCATAACAGGTGCAGATGTACCTAATGGTAATGTTACAGATGCTCCTTTTTGTGGCCATGGTAAAGATGATGTGAAATAATCTTTACGTTTGCCACGTCTCAATAAGTTGTAATTAGCAACATTGTCAGGACCATCGCCAGTATCAACAGTAACAGAATTTTGAAGATTTTCATCTCTAAACCACTCGTTATAAATTAAATTGTAAGCACGTGGCCAAAAAGCACAATGGGATACAGTTCCGGTATTAGACACCTGTCCCACTGTTGGTAAACCCATATAATCTTGTAATGATCCTATAGCGTAACCGCCTGTAGGGCTTACTTGTTGTGGTACAACATAAGAAATCGAACTATCCGGATTCGCTTGTTGACCCATAAATTTTTGCCAATTAGACCAAATAAGTCTATTGGGAACAAAAAAGAAGAATGAATCTAAGTGCATATTATCCATTACTGGATAAAGAGGCGTAGCTAGACGGGCGAATGCCGTCATATTTAGGCGAAATGTATCGCCTGGAAGCATTTCATCTACGTACACTGGTACGAGATAACCAGCATCGAAAGTAGTTTTGTGTGTTGATTGACAATCAAACGAAGAGCGGGGTATATCCGCTTTTGGAATCATTGTAAATTGATGTACATCTACCGATTGATTACGATGCATTTTATTAGCTCCCTAGTATTTTCCGACCCAAAGATAATACCTTTGAGTCGGTCTTATTTAAATCATTCCTTAGGTATTTTTACCTGTTTTCCCAAGGATAATAGTTTTGGTTGATCATGTAAAGCAAATTGACCAGAATTATCGTCAAATTCGCCAAACTCATATAAATCAAAGTCATCAGGATGATTAAATAATTGGTTATCGGCATCCGCTCGATTAACCTCGTCGCTAAAGCTCCTTATTGCGACACCAACTGATGGAACAAACATTGGACGACCATAAGCATCCGCTGCACGGTCTTTAACTGAACATAGTACTAGTTTCATGAGGAATATCCTTAAGTGAGGTTACGTTTAAGTTTTTGAAGTTTTGCCTTTGCGACTTGCTCTTTTACAAGCAATCGCTCTGGTGTATTGTCTTCAAAGTGCAGTTTAGCACTTTTTTCTCTAATGTAAAGCAGTTCGTCAAACTCATACGGTTGATCTATTTTATATTTTTTATCATAGTATTTTGGAGGTTTGACTTTTTTTCCACGAACTATCACATAGTCGTGTGGATATACATCGGAAGTATATTGCTTATACCATTCATAGCCAATACCAGGTTTAAGGCTCATTTTCGTAAACTCGGGTTTACGTGTAATGATTTCCCCTGATTCAGGGTCAATCTCTGTGTAATGTTCTTTAGCGTTTTTTCCAGTTACCTTTTTCATAATGTATCTAGCCACGTAGGCTGCGGATTCGAAAGTAACGTCTCCAATGGAGGAATAACCAAATGGCCAGAGTAATTCAAGGTCTTGGGATCGATATAAGAGACTATTAGCGGAAGTCCGTTTCCATAGTTTCTTATCATCGAAATCGAGTCCGAAGATACAGGCGTGCCAGTGCGGACGGCCAAAGTTTTCACCATATTCTCCAGCCATGTAATAACGTATTCTTCGTCCAGGATACCGTTTTCGTAATCTTTTAATAAAGAGCTGAAAGTCTCGATAGTGTAGTGATCGATCGCTTGGGATATGGTCATCATTGTAGGTAAGGGTTATAAAACAGTTTTTTTCATGCATTTGAGCTTCGTGCATGCATCGAATAGCCCACTGACGTGAGCGTTCTAATCTACATCCTACACATTGACCACATGGTAGGTTTAATGATCGTGATATATCGTGTTTTCTCAATTCTGAGAAAACTATAGAGCCATCAGTGCATTGGTATGCACTTATAGGATGATAGCAAGGCATGTGAGGTGCCTGGGGGCTTTTTTAGAGCCTCCAGCCTCCACGTTGTGGGGCTTTTTGCATATTTGCGGACTTTGTCCGCTTTGTGTTACGTCTAAAAGATTTAGCCGAACGACGTTTATTTACTGGTTTTCTATACATCAT